ACCAGCGAAGTGCGCAAAGAAATCAAAACGCATTCCGGCACCAAGCACCGCTGGGTAAAGACAACAACCAGAAACGAGCCACTGGACACCACCGTCTACGCGATGTTTTGCAGCGCCATGCTGGACCACTTCAAGATGACGGATGCCCAGTGGAGAAGGTTGGAAAACGACCTTCTTCCAGACCTATTCGACACTCAATCTCAGCCCCCATTGACATGGCCCCCAAGCGGTGCAGTTCAGGCCGATGCCACGCCAGCGCCACCGCTTGCGCCCGGACAGATCGAAGTGCGCGAAGCCGCGCAGCCCATGCCGCCGCCAGTGCAGCCCACTGCGCCATTGGCCGTCATGCCCAAACGAAAACCACCACCGGCAGCACCCATGCCGCCAGCTGAGACCTACGCCAGCCACCTTGCATCACCCGAATGGAGTTCTCGCCTATGAACGAACAACACAACAACGCTAATTTTCAGCAAGACACCCGAGCCTATCTGCAAGCCGAATTCACCGAAATCGTGCGAGCAGAAATCGGCATGAACGACCACTTCGCCGCCGACATGGCTGCTGCATTTTTGCGCGGCATGTGCTCACGTCTTGGCGGAAAGGAATTATGGGTGCCGACCGAAGACAAGACGGCAAGGAATGAGGCCATCAAGTCCACCTTCAACGGGTCAAACCTTGACCATGTGTGCCGCCGCTTTGGCGTCAGCAAAGCTACGGTCTACCGTGTTGTTGGTGAACGCTAACAAGTCTTGAAAGTCTCATTTCACCCCTGTAAATGAGACAGAAAACTTCGTAAGGTTCAAACATGACTACGCCCCTTGAAGATGCCCAAGCCATGGTCGCCATGTACGTGCAGGCCGAACAGCAGATTTTGTCTGGCAAAGAAGTGCGCCTTGGCAGCCAAGGCATAGACCGCTGGCATCGCATGGAGGACCTGGAGCAAATCCGCGCTGGCCGCAAAGAGTGGGAGGCCAAGGTGAAGGCCATGCAACAAGTTGCTTCTGGCGCACCGTCATTTGGTGGCCTCGGTTTTTCCGTGGCCGATTTTGGAAACACACCGACAAACCGCTATGGCTGCGACCGATAAAAACGACACCCCCCAATTGAACCTGATTGATCGGGTCGTCAGCTATTTCAACCCAATGGCAGGCATCAAGCGCCTGCAATCCCGGCACGTACTCAATTACGCGACTGGCGAATACGAGGCAGCCACTCCCAGCCGCCTGCGCAAGTTCTACCGCGACAGCAGCAGCCCCAACCAGTTGACGCAAAAAAGCGCGGTGGCCATCCGCGCCCAGGCCCGCCAACTGCACCGCAACCACGATGTCAGCCGGGGCATTCTGCGCACCATGGTGAACAACGTGGTCGGTGCCAACGGCATCGGCATCGAGCCCCAGCCCCGCCGCCGGGACGGCTCCATCCATGAGCAGTATGCCGCCGACCTGCGCGCAGCATGGCGCGAATGGTGCCTGCAACCGGAGGTCACTGCAAAAATGACGTTTGCCAAAGTGCAACGCATGATGGCCATGACCTGGATTCGAGACGGCGAAGCCTTCGCACAAGAACTCAAAGGCACCATCCCTGGCTTGATGCACGGTAGCCGCATCCCTATGAGCCTGGAACTCTTCGAGCCCGATCTGGTGCCCTACGATTTCGAGCGCGATCGCGTCAAGCAAGGTATCGAGCGCAACGCATGGGGCCGCGCAACTGCATTCTGGGTCTACAAGCAAAATCCGGCAGAAGGTCTTGGCGTCACGTTTGCAGACCTCAAACGCATTCCCGCCGAAAATGTGCACCACATGGCCTTGTTGGACCGCATTGGCCAGATGCGTGGCGTCAGTGAATTTGCCAGCATCATCACCCGTCTGGAAGATATCAAGGACTACGAAGAAAGCGAACGCATTGCCGCCAAGATTGCGGGCATGCTGACGGCCTACGTTAAGCGCGCCACCCCGGACGGCTACCAGGCCCCGTTGACGGATGAGCAAGGCAATCCCGTTGCACGAAACCTCAAACTCGCCCCAGGCATGGTCATTGATACCCTGGCGCCCGGTGAAGAGATTGGCACCATCGACAGCAATCGGCCGAATCCCAACCTGATCACTTTCCGTCAGGGCCAATTGCGCGCCGTTGCCGCAGGTGTTGGCGCGTCGTACAGCTCCATCGCCCGCGACTACAACGGCACATTCAGCGCACAGCGTCAGGAGCTGGTGGAGCAGTGGATCCACTACGCCACCCTGACCGACGAATTTACCGGCCAGTTCCTGCAACCCGTGTGGAACACTTTTGTGCAGGTATGCGACATGAGCGGAGCCGTTCGCCGCCCAAGAGACGTGATGCCGGAGTCCGCAGACGATGCGCTCTACCTGGCCCAGGCCATGCCCTGGATTGACCCCATGAAGGAAGCCGAGGCCGCCGTGACCCTGGTGCGCGCTGGCTTTGCCAGCGAAGTCGAGGTGATGCGCAAGCGTGGCGCCAATCCGCGCGATGTGCTGGAGCAAATTGACACATTCCGCAAGCTGGCCAAGGAAAAAGGCTTGGTGCTCACCAGTGATGGCGCCAATCCGACCAGTGCTGGGGCGGCATCACAAGTGCAGGATGCAGCAAATCCGCAGACCACTTAAAAATAGTCTCATTTCACCCCTGTAAATGAGACTGGGAAGTGTGAAAACTAGGCGGCATGAGCACCGCCAACACCCAACAGCCTGCCACTGGCGAAAAGTGGTACAGCATTCGCCAGCGCACCCCTGTGGCATCTGCCATTCAAGGGGCGCGCGCAGCGCATGAAATTCTGATTTACGGCGACATCGGCCAAAGCTGGTGGGATGAAACCATCACCGCCTCCGACTTTGTGCGCGAGCTAACTGCCATTGACGCCGACGCCATCACCGTTCGCATCAACTCCATCGGCGGCAGTGTGCCCGATGGCATCGCCATCTACAACGCCATCAAGCGCCACAAAGCCAAGATCACCACTGTGGTGGATGCCATGGCCCTCAGCATTGCCAGCTTGATCGCCATGGCTGGCGACGAAGTGCAGATGGCCGAAAACGCCGTCCTGATGGTCCACGCCCCATGGACCTACGCCGCTGGCAACAGCGCAGACCTGCGCGACACCGCCGACCAGTTGGACACGTGGGCCTCAGCCATGAGCACCAGCTATGCCAGCAAGACGGGCAAGAGCAAAGAAGAAGTCATGGCTCTGCTGACCGATGGCAAAGACCACTGGTACACGGCAGAGGAGGCCAAAGCCTTCGGTTTTGCCGATGTCGTAACCGCCGCCCTTCCTGAAGACATCAGTGCCGCGCTCATGCCAGCCGCATCACTGGACGTCAACCGATTCCGCGATGTGCCTGCCGCCATGGCCGCCCAGATTGGCGCCATGCAACAGGCCACGCAACAAAGTGCCCAAACCTCTGCCAATTCGGCGCAGGTCAAGCCAACGTCCGTGGCCGTAGCCACTTCAACACCGGAGAACCCCATGCCTGAAAAGGACAACACCCCGGCGGCTGCAAAACCCGCCACCCCCGATGCCGCAGCCATCCTGGCCGCTGACAAACAGCGCCGCCAAGACATCCGCGACAAATTTGCCTGGGCCGCCAAAAAAGGCCACAACGTCGCCGCATTGCAGCAAGCCTGCGAAGACGATGCCGCATGCACACCGCAAGCCGCAGGCGAAAAGCTGCTGGAGCTGATGGCCAAAGAGGCAACTCCAGTTGCTGGCCACGTCGCCACCGTTGCAGACGAATCCGACAAGCGCCGCGAAGCCGTTTCCGCCGCCCTGATGGCCCGCGCCGGTTACGCCAGCGCCGAACAGCGCAAAGTGCTGGCCTCCAACCCCTTCCGTGGCATGACGCTGCTGGACGTGGCCCGCGCAAGCCTGCAAGCCGCTGGCGTACGCACCGAAGGCATGGACAAAATGCAACTGGTGGCCGCAGCCTTCACGCAAGGCACCAGCGACTTCCCGATCCTGCTGGAAAACACCATGCACCGGACGCTGCAGGCCGCCTACGCCACCGCGCCCGACACCTGGAGCCGCTTCTGCGCCAGAGGCAGCGTGAGCGACTTCCGCGCACACCCCCGTTACCGCGTGGGCAGCCTGGGCAATCTGTTGGCCAAAAACGAACTGGGTGAATTCCAGAACGTGGCCATCCCTGACGGCGAAAAGTCGGTCGTGTCCGCCGCTACCAAAGGCTACATCATCAACCTCAGCCGCGAAGCCGTGGTGAACGATGACCTGGGCGCTTTTGTTGGTCTGGCCAACTCCCTGGGCCGCGCCGCCCGTCGCACCGTCGAAGCCGATGTGTACACCGCACTGGCCTCCAACGGCGGTCTTGGCCCCGTGCTGCAAGACGGCAAAACCCTGTTCCACGCCGACCACGGCAACATCACCTCGGCCGCCGCCCTGAGCATGGTCGCCATTGATGCCGACCGCGTGGCCATGGCCAGCCAAAAAGACGTTGGCGGCAATGACTACCTCGACCTGCGCCCGCAAGTCTTGGTCGTGCCCATCGGCCTGGGCGGCACCGCCCGCAGCATCAACAGCGCCGAGTACGACCCCGACACCGCCAACAAGCTGCAAAAGCCCAACGTGGTGCGCGGCCTGTTCAACGACATCGTTGACACCCCCCGTCTGACCGGCACCCGCCGCTACCTGTTCGCAGGCGCATCGGACGCACCTGTCATGGAAGTCGCCTTCCTGGACGGCAACGATGTCCCGTTCCTGGAACTGGAAAACGGCTTCACCGTCGATGGCGCCCGCTACAAAGTCCGCCTCGATTACGGCGTGGCTGGCATCGACTTCCGTGGCGCCGTCACCAACGCAGGCGCTTAAGTCCTGGGCTTGAACTGAAAGGAATCTGAATCATGGCTCGCAATTACGTTCAAGACGGTGAAAACCTCACCGTCACCGCCCCCTACGCAGTCGCCTCCGGCGCTGGCGTTCTTGTGGGTGCAGCACTCTTCGGCATCGCGCTTGCCGCCGCTGCCTCTGGCGCCCAAGTGGTCATGGCCACCAAAGGCGTTTGGGATGTCTCCGTCCTGGCTACCGACGTGGTGGCCACTGGCGATCTGCTGTACTGGGACAACACCAACAAGCGCTTGACCACCACCGCCACCGACAACCTCAAGGTTGGCGTGGCCGTGGCTGACAAAGCCGCTGGCGTGGCAGTCGTCCGGATCAAGCTGAACGAAGCCAATTAAGGCCAACAGGGAAAACGCTGTGGACTGGCAAGCACTTCAAGCCCGCACCAACAACGCCTCTTTGGCCGCGTTTGGTGTGAGCGTGTTGTTAAACGGTCAATCCGTGATCGCTGATTTTCTGGAGCCTTCAGACGAAGTTTCTCTGGACGGCGTGAGCGCCATTGACCGCGTACCGCAATTGCTGCTTGCCAGTCCCCTCGTGCCCGCAGAGCCTGTAGGCAAAGCCTGCATCGTTGCTGGCACAGCCTATGTGGTGGCAGATGCTCGGCCAGACGGCTTGGGCATGGTCCGCATCTTTCTGGAGCGCAATCCATGAGCCAAACCGCCCACCGCGCACTGTGTTCTCACATCGCCGGGCTGCTGCTGGCCACACCAGCACTGGCTGGTGGCCGCGTGTTCGTGCAAAAGCGCAGACCCATGCCGCAAGCCGTCGGCAGCCAAATTTTTGTCTACCTGGAAGAGACGCCAGCCGAGGCAAAAACCATGGGCGCCAACACCGAATGGCAAACGCGCATCCGCATTGAGTGCGTGGCCCGTGACACCACTGGGCTGACAGCCGAATCCGCATCTGACGCCATGGCCGCAGAGGTCTATGAGCGCCTGATGGCAGACGACACCTTTGGTGGCCGCGCCATTGGTGCCATTTGCCACTTGGCCTGGACCGATGACGAATCCGAAACAGGGCTGGCCACCACTCAGGCACTGTGCATTGTTCGCCACCGTACACCACGAAACAGCGTGAAAACCCCTTAACCCACCCATCCATTTACACCGAAAGGAAACGAAATGAGCGTTCGATCTTCCGCAGGCACCACGATCAAGATCAGTGTCTCTACCCCTGCCACCTTTGATGCTGCTGGCTATACCGCATTGGTCATGACCCTGATTGGCGAAGTCACCGATCTGGGCGAGTTTGGCCGTGAATACAACCTGATCACGCACAACCCACTGGGCAGCCGTGGCACCGTCAAAAAGAAGGGTTCCTTCAACGAAGGTTCCATCAATGTCCAGCTTGGCTTGGATACCGACGATGCAGGCCAGATTCTGGCCAAAGCCGCAGCCCTGTCCGATGCCGACTACAGCTTCTGCATCACCACGCAAAACGGCGACAAATACTTTTTCCAGGCTCAGGTCATGAGCTTCAAAGTAGGCGTTGGCAGCGTGGACAGCGTGACCAGCGCCACCATGCTGCTCGAACTCACCAGCACCAGTGCCGGTGTTGGCGTGGTCGAGTCCCTGGCTGCCTGATGAACAAGGCGGCATTGCCGCCTGAACCTGCACTGGCCCAGCCCGGTTCGCCCTTTTGCGGGGGCGGCCGGGCGGGGTACAGGCAACCCGCAATTTTCAACCCCCGCAATTGGAGCTTTTGCAATGAGCGAAGAAACAAGCACTTTCGACCTGAGCCAGTTTGAAGCCCAGGACACCGCCATCCTCGATGTGCAGAACATGAAGGACGACGGCCCACTGCTGCACAGCAGCCAGCCCGTGCGCATTCACCTGCACAGTCCTGGCAGCACCATTTATGTCCGCGCCCAGGCTAAGCTGCAACGCGCCAACGACGCACGCATGCAGGCCATGATGCGCGGCAAAAAGCTCAACGAAACACCCGAAGAAAAGCGCCGCCGCAACGCCGAATACCTGGCCGAGCTGACCTCGCACATCGAAAACTTCCCCATCCCCGGCGGTCCTTTGGCCCTGTATGACAACCCCAAGCTGGGCTACATCACCAGCCAGGTGGATCGTTTTGTTTCTGACTGGGCAAATTTCTCGAAGGGCTGACCGCGCACCTGTGCCTCTATGCCCGCCAACGGGCATGGCTTGACGCCGTACCAGAAGACAAAATCCATGAAAAACAGAGTCTGCGCAAAAAGGAAACAGCCCCCCGGCCAAAAAGCCGAGGTGAAAAGCTGGCCGACGATGGCCAGCCGCTTCCTTTGCCAGACCTTGACGATGTGGCTTACCTCTGGCGCTGGCTCAAAGACGCAGGCATCGCAAACCCTGGCGCCATGGGGCCAGTCCCCATCGACTGGCCAGCACTGCACGCCTGGCAGCGGTGCATCGGTTTGCGCGCTCAGCCCTGGGAACTGCGCGCCATGCGCGAAGCCAGTTGCGCATTCGTCAGTGAAATGTCGCTGGCCAGAGACCCACAGCAGCCGCCGCCATGGTCCGAGAGCCAAGCCGATGATGAACGCGCCAACGTCTCCGAAAAAGTTGCCTCCATCCTGGGTGGACGTAAAACCAAAAACAGGTAACACCTTGCGCGCCGTGGAGTTTGCATGAGCAATATTGCCATCACCATTTCCGCCGATGACCGCGAACTGCTGGCCGCCCTCAAAAGCAGCTCATCGCACATCAAGCAATTTGCCGACTCCGGCGGCCGGGCCATGGACAGCCTCAGCACTTCCACCGGCCAGGCCGAAGACGCCATGATGCGTATGGCCACCGCCATGCGCACCGCCTTCATTGGCGGCGGCATGGCCGCCACCATCATCACCCTCAAAAACGCAGTTGTGGGCATGACCACCGCCATGGCCGACGCGCAAATGCAGGCCGACAAGATGCGCAACACCCTGGACTTTGCGCTGGGGGAGGGCAAGGCGGGGCAAGAAATTGCCTACATCAAAAAGGTGACGCAAGAGCTGGGCGTCTCGTTCCAGGCCATTGGCCCCATGTATACGCGCTTTGCAGCTTCCACCAAAGGCACCGTGCTGGAAGGCCAAAAAACCCGTGATGTGTTCGAGTCCATCGCCAAGACCAGTCTGGTCATGGGCATGAGCACGGAAGAAACTGAGGGTGCCATGCGCGCCCTGACGCAGATGGTGTCCAAAGGCACCATCCAAGCCGAAGAATTGCGCGGTCAGTTTGGTGAACGCGTGCCTGGCGCATTCAAATTGTTTGCAGACAGCATGGGCGTAAGTACGGCGCAATTAAGCAAGATGCTGGAGCTTGGCCAAGTTGCGCCAGAACGATTGGCTGAATTCCAAAAATTCTTGACCAATGCAGTTGGCCCACAGGTGGCCAAAGCCACAGAAACCTTGCAGGCCAATATCAATCGCCTGGCCAATGAGTGGCTATTCCTGAAGCAAGCATTCGCCGAAGCCGGCGCCGCAAATGAGGCATCCGCCTTTGTCAAAGACTTGACGAGATTTCTCACGGTTCTTGAAGAAGTCATGAAGGGCGCAAAGAAGGCTGGCCAGGGATTTTTTGAAACCATGGCCAACGCGGCTGGTGCAGCCGTTGGCCTTTCATTTTTTGGCACTTTGAATGGTTTGACAAATCTGTCAGCAATGGCATTCAACAAGCTCACATTCGGCCTGACCAAGTTTGATGAAAACGTCAGGGTGATGCCAAGAAACCTGCGCCCACTTTCGGAGCAAATCAGCCTCATGGGCGACGACATTCAGCAGGCCCATGCCAAGCTCATTCGTTTGCGTGAGCTGGACGCAATGCCCATGAATGGCGATTACTACAAGGCCCAAATCACCCAGTTGGAAGCCTACATTGCAAAACTGCAAGCCGCCCAATTTGAAAAAGCCAAATTGGCAGGCGTACAGATTGCAGGCGCAGGCCGTGGCAGCGTGAACCCCCAGACCGTAGGCGAGATGGAGACTGAGGCCAAAAATCGCGCCATCAAACAAAAAGAAGCCTTCGACAAGGCCATGGAGCAATACGCCACACCCAATGAAAAGCTGAATGCAGAACTGCAAAAGCAGCGCAACCTGATGGGCGACCTGTTCACGCCCGACATTGAGCGCCGCATCCGTGAGCACTTCATCAAGCCGATCAATCTGGCCGAAAACGGGCTCAAGCTCTACGGCGACCTGGTGGCCAAAGAAGTGCAGCTTGCGCCCAACTTTGCAGAGCAATGGGATTCCCTGAGCGCCGCCTATCGCCTCCGCAAAATCACGCTTGACCAACTGACCGAAGCCCAGGCCAAGTTGCTGGCTCAGCAGCCGTTCATGGTCAAAGCAAAACAGGAAGAGGAAAAGCTGCTCAAGCGGATTCAGGACGAGCAATCCAAGACCCTCGACGCCGCCTGGAAGGCCGCAGACGCCACCGCCCAACAGGCCGAGCAGCAAGCCCGGGCCAATGCCACATTTGGCATGGGTAAATCGGCCATTGCAGAATTGACCCTGGCCGAGTTGGAAAACCAGATGGCTTCTCTGCAAGCCACAGAACACGTCATCCCCGGGTACATCGAGGCACTTGAGGCCCGCATCAAGGCGCAACGCCGCCTGGTCCGCGAGATGAAAGAAGGCGAAGCCCTCGACGCCAACGAAAAAGCCGCCAAAGAGGCTGCAGCCGAATGGCGCCGCACAGCCGAATCCATCGAGCGCAGCATCACCGACGCACTGATGCGCGGTTTTGAGTCTGGCAAAGACTTTGGCCAGAACCTCAAGGATTCGCTGATCAACATGTTCAGGACCTTGATTCTTCGACCCGTCGTTCAAGCCGTCGTAACCGGAACATTGGGATTGGGTTCAACATCGGCCAGCGCAAACGGAGTTGGCCAGATCAGCGGAGCCATGGGCGTGATGGACACGATCAGCAAGGTCTACAGCACCATCACGAGCGGCTTCGCAGCCCTGGGCGACAAGGTGGCATTTGCAGTCGAAGACATTGGCGCTTGGCTGGTCAATAACACCACTGGCGTTCTCAACCAGGCTGGCTCATCGCTCATGTCTTCTGCTGGTGCGCTAGGCACTGCCGCATCGTATGCTGGTGGCGCTTTGGCTGGTTACGGCATCGGCACGGCCATCAGCGGCCAATACGCTGCTTTTGGTAATAAAAACATTGCCACCGTCACCGGCACAGCCATTGGTGCCGTCATTGCTGGCCCCATCGGCGCGGCCATTGGCGGAGCTATTGGCGGCCTGGTCAACAGAGCATTTGGCATGGGGGCCAAGGAAACGCGAGATTACGGTCTGACGGGTCAGTTTTCTGCAACCGGCGCAAACCTAAGCCAATACAGCAATTGGTATCAAGAGGGCGGGTGGTTCCGCTCGGATCGCTCCGGCACCGACTATGCGGCCATCAACTCCGAACTGGGGAAATTCCTCAATAGCGCAGTTGGAATGACCACCTCGGCCACCAAAGCCTATGCCAGCGCCATTGGCCTGAGCGCCGATGCGGTCAATGGATTCTCAAAATCCATCAACATCAGCCTGAAAGATTTGGACGATGCGGCCAAAGAAAAGGCCATTGCCGCCGCCATCACAGGCTTTGGCGATGCCATGGCCCAAACTGCCTACGGCGCCACGCTGGCCATGTTCGCCAAGGATGGTGAGACCGCATCCGTCACGTTAGGACGTTTGGGCAACAGCCTGATGGCGGTCAACAAGGTGTTGGACACCTTGAATCAAGGCCTGCTTGCAACGAGCATCATGGGCGCCGACGCCGCCAGCAAGCTACTCGATCTGGTGGGCGGCACGGATGCCTTCGCCGCCCTGACCACAGCCTACTACCAATCCATCTACACCGAGGAAGAGCGCCTGGCCAAGACCCGCGAGCAGCTGGCCAAAGCGTTCTCTGAGGTTTTTGGCGGTGCGTCTGTTCCGCAGACATTGCAGGCATACAAGGCTCTTGTGGACGCACAAGACCTGACCACCGAAGTCGGCCGACAACAATACGCCGTCTTGCTCCAGCTAGCGCCAGCCTTTGGAGAAGTCACAAAAGCCGCCATGGCTACCGCCGACGCCGCATACAAAGAGGCAGAGGCCAAAGTCGCGGCATTGCGGGCCAGTGGCAAGAGCATCAGCGAATGGCTCACGGCTCTGAAAATCAGCACCGGATCGCCATCGGTCTCGATGTCAGCCGCCCGGACTCAGTACCTGCAAACACTCAATTTGGCCCGCGCCAATGACCAGTCCGCCCTGGGCTCGATCACGGGAATGGCCGATCAGTACATTGCCGCCGCCAAAGGGCAAGCCACCAGCAGTGCTCAGTTTGCGGCCATCGTGGCGCAAGTTGGCGCTGAGGTCTCCGGCTTGCCTGCGGTCAAAGGCTATCAGCAAGAAACCATGGACATGCTGGCGTCTATCCGTGAAACCATTGGACTTGTCGGCGAGAGCGTCAGTGCAGAGGTTTACACGCTGGCCAGAACCACCGTCAAAGAATTCGCCCGCCTTGACAGCAATGTCGATGGGCTTTTGACTTTTGATGAGCTGGCAAAGGGGCTCAAAGGCATTGCAACCGATGAGCAAATTTCCAAGCTGATCAGCACTGTTGACCTCAATGGCGATGGTCAATTGAGTGCCTTGGAGTTGGTAAATGCTGCCGTGGACACGGTGGGAAGCTACAGCAGCGGAACAATGGACAACACAGCGGATGCGCTCAAAGCGTCCGCAAAGCAAATCGAAGCCCTGGTGTTCATGAACAACGATGGCCTCATGGCAGTATCCAAAAACACAGCCGCAACTCTTGATTACCTGGCTCCAATGCGCGATTACTTGCGCAATATCGACGCCTCTACCGCAAAAACAGCCGCCAATCCGGTTGTTGTGAATCAGTCCAGCGGTGGCGGTGGATTGATTGGGAAAGTGCTGAGGTTCTTTGGATTCGCATCGGGCGGCGTATTTGGTGGGCAGGGAATTTACAACACGCCAACGCCATTCATGTTCGATGGCGGTCAGCTTGGCGTGATGGGTGAGGCTGGCCCTGAGGCCGTGATGCCACTGGAGCGCATGGCTGATGGTGCGCTGGGGGTTCGTGCCTTGCCAAGCTACATCTACACCCAGCAAGGCGGGCCAGATCAGACGGTCTACATGGCCGCGCTGGTGTCCGAAGTGAGCGCTTTGCGCTCCGAAGTCACCGACCTTCGGGCCGAAGCCCGAGCCACAGCCGTCAACACCGGAAAGTCACAACGCCTGTTGGAGCGTGTGACTCAAAACGGGGACGCCATGCAAACAGTGGCCGTTGTCTAAGGGATAGGCATGAAAGTCATCAAACCCACCGCCTTCACCGAAACCATGTTGGTCAGCAGCAATGCGGTGGAATCAAGCCCGAATTACAGCGCTGGCACTACTTATGCCAAGGATTCGATTGTCAATTCAGGAACCCACCTATACCAAAGCCTGGTCAACAACAATCTCGGGAACACACCCAGTACCAGCCCTTTGTACTGGCTCGATATTGGCCCCAACAACATCCACGCGATGTTTGACAACCAAATCAGCACGGCCACCATTAGCGCCACCCCTCTGAATGTGGTCTTCAAGCCTGGTATTTTCAACAGCTTGGCATTGATTGGATTGTCTGGAAACCAGGTCGCCGTGACCGTGCGCGATGGCACGGGCGGCCCAATCATTTATTCGGCCACGTTTGCCCTGGATGGAACCGTTATTTCTGATTGGTATCAGTATTTTTTCGAGCCATTCGTCCAAAAACCCGAAGTGGTGATGACGGACATTCCTCCATTCAGCAATTCGGAGGTGACGATTTCACTCACGGGCGGGTCAACGGTTCAAATCGGTCTTTGTAGCTTCGGGACTTTCTATTTCCTAGGTGATGCCGAATATGGGGCCAATGTCGGCATCACGGATTACAGCCGCAAAGACACCGATGACTTTGGCGTGACCACGTTTGTGCAGCGGGCCTACAGCAAGCGCATGAGTGCACGGCTGATGCTGGACACGGCGCAAATCAACCGAATTCAAAGAATCCTTGCAGACATTCGCGCAACGCCATCGCTTTGGATTGGCGCTGATGGCGATGACTATTTGCCAACGCTGATGTATGGCTACTACAGGGATTTTTCGATTGATATTGCATATCAAAATAAATCATTTTGCTCACTTGAAATTGAAGGATTGATCTGATGTCAATTACTGCACTGCCAACCCCGCCAACCAGAACCGACCCGGCAAACTTTGCAACCCGGGCCGATGCATTCATGGCCGCATTGCCGACATTCGCCACCGAGGCAAATGCCTTGCAAGCCGATGTCAACGCTAAACAAGTTGCTACATCGACAAGCGCCGCAGAGGCTGCCGTCAGCTTGGCCGAAACGCAACTGGCATCCGAAGCCGCCTTGGACGCCGCCAACTTTAAGGGCTACTGGAACACCCTGACCGGCGCTTTGAACAAGCCTGCATCCGTCATCCACAGCGGGAAATTCTGGATTCTTCTGAACAACCTGGCAAACGTCACGACCAGTCAGCCGGGCGTGTCAGCCGACTGGGCTGAATCTTTGCAAGACGGCATTGTCACCACGCAAAAACTGGCTGATTTGGCCGTGACTGCCGCGAAATTGGCCGCGGGTGCCGTCACATCATCCAAGCTGGCGGACGGTGCTGCCACAGGCGAAAAGCTGGGTGCTGATGTTGTTGCCACATCCGGAAACCAATCCATTGCCGGCGTCAAGACGTTCGGGTCGTTCCCCATTCTTCCATCCACAACAGGCGTTTTCATCAAGGCCGATTCCAGCGCGGTTGCTTTCACCAAAACGGGCAACGGCACCGCCAGTGTCAAGGCTGGCACGTTGGTAGATGTGGGCGGCAAGATGATCGCCTTTGCCGCCGATACGGCCATCACCATGCCAACACTGACCGCTGGCAACGATTACGCCATTTGGGTCAACCCTGATGCATCCATCCAAGCCACCTCCAGTTTCACATCTCCACCAGTGACTGGATCGCGCAAGATCGGCGGTTTCCACTACGCACCCGGCGGTCATTCCGGGTCGTCTGGCGGTGGCAACAGCACCCCGCAAATCAACGCCTACTCGATGTGGGATTTGAAATTCCGTCCCGCATGTCCTGATCCGCGCGGCATGGCGTTGGTGGCCGATGGTTTCTGGTCTGACATTTATTTGCTCGGCGTTGACCACCTGACCAATGGCACCAGCAAATACAACGTCACCATTGCTGATGGCTCCAGCCCGCCCAAGATCCCCACAAAGTTCGGCGGCAACGGCAGTAATGCCTACGGCTCCCTGACCTGGTGGGAAGCCACAGAGGTTTTGCGCCACCATGGCAAACGCGCCCCGACTTACTCCGAATTTGCGGCGCTGGCCTATGGAACCACCGAAGCATCATCCATCGGAACAGATCCCGGCTCCACCACCTGGAATGCCACGTACATCAGCAAATGGGGCATGGCTCAATCCAGCGGCAATTTGTGGATTTGGGGTGATGAATTTGGTGGCGGCGCGGCGGCAGCCGGTTGGACGGCCAACACGGGCGGTCGCGGCTCCACGTACCAAATGGAAAACGCCGTGGTCTTTGGGGGCAGCTGGGTTGAAGCGTCGAACTCCGGTTCGCGTTGCTCGAACTGGTCCGTCTCCCCCGCGGTCTCGGGCAGCAACATCGGGGCTCGCGGCGTCTGTGACCACTTGCAACTTGACTAAGGCGGCGAAAGCCGCCGCCACCTGATTAATGACACCTGAACTCGACGCCACCCAAACCTACGAGCCCATGGCCGTGGTTGAAAAGTACGAAACCGTGATTTCGTACCTGTACCCCATTGCGCAAAACTTGCCACGCAAGCATGGGGTGGTGCGCGACATGTTCATCCAGTGCCTCATGGGTCAGGTACAACTCTTCGTAGAGGCCGGGAAGTCCAGTCAGGTTTCCCGCCTATACATCGCCGATGCGGGCATGTCGCATCTGCGATTTTGGCTGCGGTTTTTGTCCAGCGAAAACGTCAAAGGAATCACCCCACATCAAGTCAAGACCGCGCAAGCGCTGTTGGCTGAGGTTGGAAAAATTCTTGGGGCGTGGATCGGGAAACAAAAACGCAGAGGGCAGCATGGGTAATAACGCCGTGATCTTTGGGGGCAACTGGGATGAAACGTCGAACTCCGGTTCGCGTTGCTCGAACTGGAACAACTCCCCCGCGAACTCGAACAACAACATCGGGGCTCGCGGCGTCTGTGAGGGCTGGAATTTTGTTTTGACGCTCCACCATCGTTACGGCATGGTGGGCAGGCCATTTTCCATGTGGTCAGCCTTGCTGTCCTGCTTCGGCAAACACCTTTGGGGGTTCGGAAAAACGACGAGTAGCCATGGGCAACCATGCGTGAAAGTCGTGTCCGGCTTGGAGGGGTGTTTGCATGGGTAAAAAATACAAACGCCTGATTGAGCGCATTGCGGATATTGATAATCTGCGCGATGCACTTGCCAAAACATCATCTGGCAAGCGCATGACCTGGGGTTATCTGGAATTCAAGGAATATGCCGAATTGAATCTGGAGCGCCTTCAATCCGAAATCATCAATGGCACATGGCGGCAGGGTGGGTTTCGTGAATTCATCGTCTATGAGCCCAAGCCGCGAAGCATTCATGCACTGGAGTTCAAGGATCGCGTGGCTCAGCATGCGCTGGTGAACGTGATTGGCCCGATCTTTGAAAAAACCCTGATGCCGGGCACCTTTGCATGCCGTGAAGGTATGGGAACGCATGCAGGCGTCAGGCATGTCCAGGCTGGGCTGCGCCGAACTGGTGCCACGCACTTTCTGAAAACCGACTACAGCAAGTTTTTCCCAAGCGTTGATCGCGCCGTTTTGCATGAGCTGATCCGAAAAAAGATCAGTTGCCCGCAAACGCTCAGCCTCATTGAGGCCATGTTGCCATCGCAAGGAAAGGGCTTGCCAATTGGAAGTCTGACCAGCCAATTACTTGCCAACGTCTATGGCGGGGAGGTTGATCGCTTCATGCATTTCAAGCTCGGTGCCAAAGAGTGGACGCGCTACATGGACGACATTGTGGTGCTTTCGAGCAACCCCTATGAGTTGCGCCATTGGTTTGAAGACATTGAACAATTCAGCATTGAGCGCTTGGGCTTGCGCATGAGCAAGTGGCAAATCTCACCCGTCACGCGCGGCATCAATTTCCTGGGCTACCGGATTTGGCCGCGACACAAATTGATGCGCAAACAGTCCGTTACAACGGCAAAGCGAAAAATCAAGCGGTACATCCAAACGAATGACCGCGAATCACTCGACAAGTTCATGGCCTCATGGCGCGGCCATGCGGCGCATGCTGACACCTGCAACTTATTCAATCACCTGGAGTCCACCTATGGAATCAAATGCCATTAACTCGCGCGAAGACCTTGATGCAATTTCGGACACGGAAAAGCATGCGCAATTCATGAAGATGCTGGAGGGCAGTATTTTCAGAATCGAAAAAGACAATGCCGCCAAAAAATGGGTTGTTGTCGAAGATGTTTCAACCATCGAGAAATTTGGATTCACACGCGAGGATTTCCCGGATGCGCAGCCACAAGAGTTTCCAGAATGGCGCGATGACCCGGAACCCATGCAGGCATAAAACAGAGAGGAATGAAGTAAATGGCCGAGCCAGCAACCACATCCGCCGCCGCTGTCACCATGGTGGCCGCGACAGCTTCGGTGCCGTCATTGATCGCTTTTGGCGTCCCGCTGGGCCTTCGCCCGGATGTGTTGCTGGCCGGTTTCGCCGGTTCGCTGGTCGCCATCATTTTGCTCAACAGCGTCCCATCCACTGGAGATACCTGGCAACACCTGCTCAGCACCACCTTGCGCCGCATGGCCGTGGTGTTGGCAAGCGCCCTGACCTCGGGTTATCTGACGCCATTGGCTTTGATGATTGGCGGGGTGCCTGACTCGCTATTTTTGGGCGGCGCTTTTGCCGTGGGAGCTGGTGCACAGCATGTTTTACGCACGGCCATCGTTCGGTTTGGATCAGACAAGACCGCAGGGAGCATCTGACATGCAATCCACTCTTGGAATCCTGCATTGGGTTGCGGCCATGGTGGTGCTGGCCGAAGGTCTCAACAAATTGGAGCGCACCGCGCCATTCAGGCCGGGCATTTCTACTAATGAGCGCATCGTGGACGGCCTCAAGGCCTTGGCCTGGTGCCTGTTGGCCTTGGGTGCTGGCGGCGCAGTCATTGCGCCAGTCTTGCCAATGCTCGGCATTGATCAGCTTGCGGCTGGAACCCTGATGCGCGTCGAAAACCCCACGTTGGCCGAAACAGCGGTCATGCTGGGGTTCGCTGTACTGATCGTGCGAACCCGGATCAAGGAAGGCTGACCATGCAAATCACCGTCTTGCGCGGCCACAGCTTTGGCGGGGCCACCATTGGAAAGCTCTACATTGACGGCGTTTTTACCTGCAACACGCTGGAAGATGAGGTGCGTGAAGTGGCGGGCCAGCCGGTGCACAAATGGAAGATCAAAGGCAATACCGCTATTCCCGTTGGCGCTTACCGGGTTGCCCTGCAAAACTCCCCGCGCTTTGGTGCCGACACCATGACCTTGCTCAATGTGCCTGGGTTTGAGTTCATCCGAATCCACGCTGGCAACACAGCCAACGACACCGAAGGATGCCTGTTGCTGGGCATGCGGGCCACCGATGTGAGTTTGGTGGGTGGCACCAGTCGCCCAGCCGTCGATCTGGTCAAAGCCAAGGTCAGGGCCGCAATCGAACGGGGTGAAACCGTGACCATTGACATTCAAAACCCAACGGAGTTCGCCTGATGCCATTTTTGGGACTGATCCCATGGCGCTCAATGGCCGTTCTGGGCGTTTTTTTGCTCGGGGTATGGCTTGGGTACAGGTGGCACGTTGGAATCGCCGCAAAGACCGAAATTGACGCCATGGCGGCGGCTGAGAAAAGCCGCCAAGCCATTCAAGCCATGGCCGATCAGCGGGCCATCGGTCATGCACAGCAAGTGCGCTCACTCAATCAACAACTTGGAGCCGCCCATGCGCGAATTGCTCAACTCGGCCAGCGCGATTGCCTTGACCCTGGCACTGTCGGCCTGCTCAACGCCATCGGCACCACCGTGCCAGCCCCTCCCGGCCAATCTCAGGATTCGGCCCCAGCCACTTCCAGCTATTCAGGCCACGGGATCAATTTCAGCACCGCAAGAGACCTTGCCAGCCAAATAGCCGTCTGTCGCACGGCCCATGCAGAGCTGGCTGATCAGCTCAATGCCATCTTGGACATTGAGGAGGCAAGGCATGCGCAAAAGCCCTGA